CGCATCACAGGTTTTCTCTGCAAATTTAGTTTTGTAAACATAAGCCTCACGCTTCATTGCTTTATTTGCGCCATCCATAACTGGCAACCACATCTCATGAGTCATGCCATTGGCGGTAACTTCCGTATAAACCATTACGCCAGCATCACTAGCAAAATAAGGTAAGCCACAATCTGTTTTGATTACTTTGTAGGTTGCATCTGGGTAAGCCTTTTTAAAAGTATCCCACGCCCAAGCCCATGAGAGATAAGTTAGTCCAGCTTTGGTTTCGGTATGATCATTTACATTGATCTCGCTCATTTTTTGGTATGTCATTTTTTTGCCCTCTGTTGTAGTTTCCAAATATTCCTGCTCTTTTTGTACTGTTTCGTAGAATTGTTGTTGGCTCATTACTCATCCCACCCAAATAACTTTGCTAAAACTTCAGCAAATACAAGCAACCAACCAAACGCACTTAAGCCAATCAATAGAATTAATAAGTTGTCCATGTTAAATCCTCTCAATCTCAATGAGTTGATCAATGATCTGATCAATGCAACGATCAGCTAAGATATCTTGGATGTCTTGTGTATCGCCAGCTATTTCAATGGCGTTAATGTCAATCTCATATTCGGTTGGGCTATCGCCAGTACCAAACGGATCATTAGTGATGGTGCAATCGTAATAAACATCAAGATCAACACCGCAGATAGTAAGAGTTTGTAAGCCCATTTCGTTTCCTTTTCGTTTCGGTAGCAAGTCGCTACAAGTTCATATTATAGAATAATTATACGGCAGTCAATTATTGTGATTGATATTTTGCAATAAACTTTTTTAGGGCTTTGACTTCACCTAATGCCCAGTTGCGGTTACATGGATCATCCTCATCCTCACCGATCAAGGCAGTAAAGTTAATATGCCCATCCTCGTAAAAGCAAGATAGCACATACCTAGCTTCATGCACCAACTCATCATCAGTGTAATCGCTGATCTCGCACTTATCATCAGTGCTTATGTTTTCTAAGCTGACCATTAATTCATCAGACCAGTAGATATCTTTTAAAATTTGTCGCTCACTCATTTTCGTTTCCTTTTCGTTTAAGTAATTTACCAGCTATCAGTATGACAAACACAATCAGCATCACATTTTTGAATAAATGTAGCCTGTGATAAAACATCTTTTACAGTATCGCCAGCAATAGCATGAATACCATCTACTGAAAAGCCCTCATGCAATAAAATTTCATAAGGCTCACCAATAACTTTATCTAGCATAAAGTCATAAACATCTGGGTTACTGTCAATTAATTTTTGTAAAACTTTGCTCATAATCGTTTCCTATCGTTTCAAAGTAGGGGCTTGCGCCCCTGTGAGTTTAGTAATTTACAACTTGACCAGTAAACACATCTACAACTGTTTCGCCAGCAAAGGCATTTTGCATCTCTGCTCTTTCCTCTGCGGAATAACCGTATTTTTGACGGTTAGCTATGTACTGTATTAAAAATTCCTCATCCTCAATTTTACGAGCAGACATTGAGCGTAATACTTGCTCTTGACAGATTAAGTCTGCTAACAAAAATTCAGTCAAAATATCGCTTGGTGGCACTGAATCGTTTGATTTCCAACGAACTACATCATTGTTATCTACATAAAATTCGTTTGCGTATTTGTGTGTCATTTTTAAGTTTCCTTTAAGTTTCCGTTTGTGTGTTGCCGAACCACAACTGCATAATATATAAACTTTATAGGTGTGTCAATAGCCTATATGAAAATAATTAAAAATAATTTGCAGGCAAAAAAATCCCACCGAAGTGGGAATGTTTAAACAAATGTTTAGACTATTTATTCATTACATACATTGTAACTTCAAAGCCAAAACGCATTTCCGTAGCTGATGGTGATGTCCACATGATATTTGTCCTTAATCTGCACTAAGCAATATTGCTTGTATGTAATATTGTGCTTTTTATTCAATGCTAGATATACGGATAATCATTATTTATGCCGTTTGGCTTGTAGCTTGCCATAGAACCTAGCATTTTTATCTGATCGCCTAACCTTAAAATGCCTGCCTATCCATAAGGCTTTGCCATTTAGCCGCTTCATTTGCCACAGGATCATTTGAGCATATCCGAGTTGATCGTTAATCGGCTGACCTCGCCAAACTCTTTATGGTAGGTAATTACCTTGGCATCTCGCCCAGTAATCCATCCACCACGGGCGGCATAAGCATCAGCAGGGGCAAGTGTCCTATGCTGTTCAACTATCATGAGATTATTTTCTTTAACATCGAGATGGTGCAGATGCCCAGTATGAGCAAATGCGTGCTTGGTGCGACCATAGACCTCTCTAAATTGAGCGGCAAATACCTCACTCACATTAGTTACCCTGCGTTTATGCCCATGATGGAAAAATAGTGCAGTAGCACCAAACTCATAGACATTATATGGTGATGGTGATTTATCGACAGTGATCCTAGGCTCATTCTCATACAACACGCTAAACCACTCACGCAACCAGATCTGGCTCACTGGATCATGGTTAGCATCTGCCATGATAATATGCACTTTCTGGTGCTTTTGTAGCAACATATCGATCACAGTCCGCAACACTCTGATCGCTGATCTAACTACCTTTGCAAATCGAGTATCGACATCTAGCAGATGTTTTGAGGCTGGCGTTACCGCATCCATACCATCAAAGTGTAAAAAGTCTGACATCTGGGCAAATACGGCAGTATCCGCATCTGGTGATTGCACAATGGCTTGAGCAAACCATTTGACTATTAATTCCTCTGCCAGCTTAAGATCCCAGTCCTCGCCTGTTTCTGGTTTCCAACTTAGCATCCCCATGTGATAATCAGTAATCACATAGCAGTTGAGTATGTTGCTATTGCCTAATGGTGGTGGGGCAAGCATTGATACCCTAGGAATATCGTCTTTAAAGCCCTCTATGGCATCCAGTAGCATCTGCTGGAATTGATCATCATCTAGCCTAGTCTTAACCCATGAGGCTTTTAATACCCCATCCCCATCATATAGATTGCTTGTACCCCTCACCACGAATGGCGCAGGGGTTATCCTAGTCATATCTGCATCTGGGGCATATCCACGCACTGCCGCTTTGCGCCTTACTTGATCAATGGCGTTTTGCACTGATCCTTTGCAGACCTTTAATCGATCTGCGGCACTTTGCAGTGAGCCATACTTATTGACGGCATCTATATATTCAGACTGCCTTTCAGTAGCAAACTGCTTGAGTTGCTCATCTATTTTCATCTGCGTTCCAATTCGAGAATATACTCACCCAATTTGGCAGTGCTATCTCTGTCCAAGCAGATACCACCATCATTCTGGGGTAGTATTTGTAGAATTGGCTTTGTTGGTTTGATTGTCTGTTGAGTCTGGCAAGCCGTCAAAATGATCAGCAAACCAATTGGCAGGATTTTTATGTAAGGCATCACGCTCTCTTTGTGCTTTCGCTTGCTCTCTATCAATCGACCATTTAACGAGTAGCGTTAAAAGCCGATCAATAATAGAGATTAAGTTAAACATTTAGGCTTTGTCTTTAGTAAATACACCCAATGCGCCAATGACGGCTAATCCTAGCCCCACTATGGCGTTTGTTTGCTCTGGTGATAGCGTAACTCCAATCGCAGTTAATAATGCGGCTAGACCTCGCCATGTAGAGGCTTCAGATAATCGTGCTAGTAAATATGGTTTCATAATGTTTTTCCTTGTTGAAAATCCCTTAATGATAAATTACCCGTATATTGACAGTGAGCCAATTCTTTAAATTTAGTCCAGCGACCAGCCCATTCCAATCCGCAAGATTCCGCAATAGTACCGCATTTAGTAAATAATCCACCATCATCAGTCCAGACTGGTTTGCCATTGATAACTGGCACGAAGTCAAATGCTACTTTGTAATTGTGGAATGACTGACCAGCTTTAGCGTTAGTTACCTTTTTGCCAGCAGTGGTGCGCCCTTGATTGAATAGGGCGGTTTGTGATTCAAAATCTCGGTATGTGCTAGTGATAATGACATCAATGCCAGCCATATCGCATTTATGAATGAATTGGTTGCACATCAATGCAACTTTAGGATGCAGATCCTCTATCTTGCGTGAATTAATCATCTGGCTCTACGCTTTCGTTTATTTGCATAGCTAGACCATCATCATTCTGGAATATGCAAACTTCTGACTGATCATCTAAGAATATGACTAATTCCCCATCAAATATGGCAACCATATCAATGGTCTTGCCAACCATGTGATCAAAATAATCCTGTAACCTGCCTCTAAGTTTAACGACTGACATTATTCTGGTGCGCTATCGTTTTCGTTTTTGAACTCATCAACCAATCTGCCACGGATCTCAAATTCAGATAGGCAGGAATCGCAGGTATCCTCTGATCCTTGCTCATTGATAATAAAGGCATGACGGCATTGCTTACACAATACAATTTTGTTTATAAATGATTGTTTCATTTATCGACCTTAGTATCCAAACGATCAAACAACTTATTAAGCATCTCTTTAAATTCTCTAATATCTTGGCGGTAATCATCTCTAGCCACATAGTCTTTTGGCAATTCCTCACGAAGTTTGGCTAGATCACTTTTTAATTCTTTAACTGCCGACCACATCTCACGCAAAAACCAACCTAAAACAAGTGATGCTGATGATAAGACTATGTTTAAGATTGATTGATTGTCCATGATTAAATACCTAAAAATTTAAAATAAAGTTACTACAATAAAACCAATTACGCCACCTAGTGCAGTTACCAACCAATCCCAAAAGTCTGGGGTATGAATGTCCTTATTTATGTAATCGTATATCTCTTTGAGTAAAG